TCCACATTAACTATTGAAGTCCTATTGAGAGTATGTATACTGGGAGAGAACCCAACCCAAACCGAGGAGTTCAGACATGCGAACCATCCAGATCGACAGCGAAAGCCTCCGCATCAGCGCCAGCAGCGAGCGCGCACTGCACATCCTCGACAGGCACAACGGCTGCGCGATGGCGAGCGAGTTCACCCACCGCCGAACCCGCGGTTGGTTCGACCACGCCAAGGTGTCCCCCGATCTCGGCATCGAGATCTGCGAGCATCACATCGTGGGCGCGAGCAGCCTCGATCGCATGCCGCCCTGGGTGCGCGCCGAAGCGGAGGCTCACCCGCGAGCCCGGAAGCTGATCTACGTCTCTCCAGAAACCTATCAGCGGTTTGACGACATCATCGATGCGCTCCGCGCGAGCCGCAACCGATGAGCGAGGACTCGATTACCACCACCCACCACCCACCACCCAAAAAGGATCAATCATGTCACTCATAACCGCAGAAGAATGGCGCGAAGCAGCAACCGCACTCGACTACGGCAACGTAGAGCGAGTGATCGAAATAGCGAAGGCAGCAGCCGCCGATGCTGGAGTCGAACCATTCCTTCAGTGTGACCGCTGTGGCTCGCCGATCTTGGATTGTGCGATCCGCTGGCAATGCGGCGAAATCTCCGAAGAATCGTTCGCGAAGGCAACGATCAATCACCCTGACTTCCGCAATGACTTCTGCACTTCCGAATGCTGGACGGGAAAATGAGCAACCACCCCACACAGAAGAGGCCGGTCGGTCGCCCCCGCATCAAGCACCCGATGCGGACCTACTCGATCGTACTCCCCGAGAAGCTCGCAGACCGCATCGACGATGCTGCCTGGGAGGCAGACATCAGCCGCGCCAAGTGGATTCGCGATGCAGCGATACAGAGGCTCGAGCGCGAGGAGTCTGGGAACTAGACTAGATCTCCGATGACTCCCTGCGCCTGGATGCCTTCGCCCCGCGTGAGATGCACTACTTCCGCAGTCTTCGCGTGGAAACGGGCACCTCCCTCCGCGTCCCAGAAAAAGTACCCGCACTCGTACGGATCGTAATGCACGCGGCAGCGAGGCTCGCCATCCATCCCGCTCACATCGTCGCTGGACGGCAGCTCATCACTCACGCAGTAGGCGTGGAGATTCTTCCTTCGCTGCCTGAGTACTCTCTGCCTTCCCGGCTCAGACACTCTGAACTCCACATTTCGCAGAACGAGTTCGGGCGCACGCAACACCACCACCCCGCGATGCATAACGGAGTAACCACCCGTCCGCAGGTTGCGGTATGTGTAGTACGCAGCGCGACTCAATCTTCCGGGTCTTCCCGAAACAACCGCGCGTATATCGCACCAAGCACACCCGCCTCCTGGCGCTGATCTGTACGCATCGCGCTTTCGGGGAGCGGTCGGTTCGGCGCATACGCAACCAACTCCAGCCGATCGCTCCCGACGCGAAACGTCCACGTACCCTCATCGAGAGAACGCGGCAGCTCGACGCCCTGATCCAAACGACAGTCGCGAAACTCCATCACGAGCAATCGCGCCCATGCGGTGGCAGCGGATACACCTGCTCATCCGCCGCCGAGCGTCGCCGAAACTTCGTCAGCGCCCCGCTCATCGCATCCAACTCCTCCACATCGACGCGCAACTCTTCAGCATCCGCAGCCACGCGACCCAGCTCACGCTGCAAGCACTCCATGGCCTTGGTGATGTCCTTGGCGACTGGCTCACCCGGCTTCCTGCCCGCGCGCAGCAAGTAAGCAATCGCCATCGTCAGCATCACGCTATCGACGCCGAATGCATAAGCCGCATCCCAGGGATCGGTATCCTCCCCGCGCAAGAACGCAGGGCGCTTCGGACGGTAGTAATCCGGGTGGTGGTGCTTCCCCAATTCAAACGGAACAAACTGACTCAATCGATCCTCCACTGACGAAAAGTCGCGAGCCTCTGAACCACCAGGGCATCCGCGTCTGGCTTGCCTCGGCCACTCTTCTTGATGATCGCGACTGGTTCTTGATTGTTTTTTGCCGCTGCTTCAGCCTGCCGCGCCGCAGCCAACATGTCTGCGAATCCCGGCCGCGCGAGTAGCTTGCACTCGATCGACCAGTGTTCGGATTCGCTGCCGTCGATATTGACAGCATCATTCTTGCCGCCTTCCCGATCACCGAAGTCCGCTCCGCGACGTTTCAGCCCGAACACCGCAGCCACTCGCCTCTCGAATGCCTTCCACGGCTGATCTCCCACTGACTCACCCCCCTCACGCCTCCGAGCTGCCTTCCTGGCGGCTCGCTCTTCCGCACACGCATTGCACCACCACCCACTGCAACGACGCTTCACTGAGTGGATGCGGCGCAAATGCCCATTGACGCACGCTGCGTCACCCATTGCCGCTCGCTCTTCGGCTTCCAGGCGTTCTTCCTGCTCCTCGATCGCACAACGCTTCGGCTCAAGCTGATGCTCAGTCCATGACACGCCACACTCGCACGCGAGATCTTCGAGGAAGCGGTGACCGTCATTGCCGCGGAGCCTCATCCCCCCACCCCGCTATCGAGCCGCTCGAACCGCTGCGCAGGCCAGTTGACATCGTACTCGCCACACGATCCCGATCGCGTCTCGCGAGACAGCCACGCCTCGATGTTCACCGATCGGTGCAGCGCGTCGCCTTCGGTGAACCTCACAACGAGGTTCGCGCTGTACTCCAGATCTGCACCCTTGATCTGCATCGCGCGATTAAGTTCCGACACGGCCAGGACCGATATCCGCCCTTCGCCGAGACGCACGAGCATCCGCGCCCACTCGCCCCAGGCATCGAGACGCCGGTAGTAATGCGTATCGCCGCCTTCGGTGCCGTCGCATTTTGCGAGCCGATTGATCGAGTCTAGTACTATGAGTACTCGATCGGTTTCGAGGTGCATCGCCTCTTCCGCGCGCCCGAGCAGATCGGCGAACTGAAAACCTCGATGCGCGTGGATGGGAATGACGTTCATCCGCACTAGCAGCGGATCGGGCCGCGTGCCGTGCGCGATGTACTGCATCATGCGTTGCCGGATTTCGCGCGGTGTCAACTCCGCGTTCACGTACATCACCGACCAGCCCGCACATCCCGCCCGGATCGCTGCGCCCATGGCAGCCATCGACTTGCCTAGCTTCGGCGAGCCCGCGAAGACCGTGAGTCCGTAGCCTCCGCCCGTGATCGCATCGAGTTCTTCGATGCCGGTAGGCCACTGCACGAGTTCGCCGGACACTGGCTCAAACGGATCTTGCACTTCGGATGTGGGCTGCAGTCGCCAATCGAGGGCTTGCCCCATCCACGAGATTGCCTGCTCAGCGAATGGCAGCGACGCGGTAGCGTGCGCGCGTCGCAATCGCATGATGAGGTTCTTCGCCGCGACGGGATCTTCCCCAGCGTCATCCATGCGCGCTTCGAGCTTGGTGACGTGATCGTCGAAATCGAGACGCTGACACCAGATCGGCACGAAGTTGCGCGCGTGAACCGACCAGTCATCCAGCAACTTCGCCGCGAGTCCGGCGTACCAGAGCGTCATCGTGCCGCCCCCCCATCCAGCACTTCCAGGCCGAAGTCATCTGGATCGAGTGGGGGCTGGGGCTCATCGGCCTTCGCGGCCTTCGCACTCGCCACGAGATCTCGCGATTGCTGGTGCTGGATCTCGCGCCGGGTTTGCTGCGTGATCTGCTCGCGCACCGCAGCGTGGCGCGGATCATCGATCAGCCGCTTGATGTCCTTGCTGATCCAAGTCTGGATCGTCGCGAGCCAATCCTTCCGACGGTTGCCCTGGCCGCGATGCCACGCGAGCGCATCGTCGGCTTCGACGCGCAGCCGCGATGAGTACCACTCCCACCCGCGGCTAGATAGCCACACCTCAAGCCGTGAGATCTGCTCGCCCGTCAGGGCGGCGGGCGGCGCGGTCGCGCCGCTCCCCTGCCGTGCCTTCCCTTGCCTTGCCTTGCCTTGCCTTGCCATGGAAGACCGGAATTTTCTAGAATTTTCTGGAATATTCTGGAATTTTCCAGAATCTTCCGGTTGGGGGTCTGGTCCCACATCGTGAACAGCCCAGCCGGGTCCGATTTTCTCTGCGTTTCCGCGGACTTTCTTGCGTGTGTACTCCGGTGCGTGGTCTTGCCAGTCATGTACGACCAGGCGATGAACCCCGTGCGGATCGACCAGACCAGCACTGACCAGTGCATCTATCAGCACGCCCGGCCCCGCTTCCCAATCGACCCTTGCGGCGATCTCTTCGTCGTCGAATTTTCCCACATCACCGCGCCACGCATACTCATCGGTGAAGTGGTGGAGTAGCTCGACGATCCCCACTGCCTCGCGCTTTCGGATGCCGAGCAGCTTCGCGAGCTTCGCGAGCTTTGGATGCGCGGGTGCGCCTCTTTTCACAATCTCACCCCCCAGGGAAAGGATGCCGCGTCACGCAGCCGCGCCGCGCCGCGATGTTGACCAGATAGTTAGATCCTCAAGTGTGATCCGACCTCCGGTCGCAGCAACCACATCGAGCTTGGTCTGGTCGGAGAGCCCGCACCTCCCGGCCTTGAAGTCGGCGAGTAGCTGAGGTGAGCGGCTGATTTTCCGCGCGAACTCCGTAGCGGTAATGCGATTATCGGAGCAGTAGCGCGAGATGGGGTCTACCATCTGCATGAGTACGGGGATAACGAATATGTTCAAGATCGTCAACGGATTTCTCGATACGCCTGATTCTGCCTCTGGCGCGCTCGATTCTGGCGGGTCAGAGTGTCTCACCGTGGCACCCAAATCGCGCAACGACGAAACCACCGCCGCGCTTCACGGCGCGTGGGCAGCGCGCGTCCGCGCATCGATGGACAAGGCGGGCGTCTCTGGTCGCCGGGTTGCCAAAGCCTGCGGGATTTCGCCCCAGGTAGTGAGCGACTGGCGCGCTGGCCGCAGCCTCCCATCCGTTGAGAACCTGATTGCGTTCAGCGCCCTGGTGAAAGAGCCCGTATCATTCTTGATCGGTGACCGGCTCCACGGTAAAAACACCTTCGAGAGCCTCTCGCGCGCTCTGGGGACACGTTTAGGCGGGGCTCGCCTCCGCGCCCTCGCCGAAGTCAACGACGGCGAGCCGAAGGACGCGATCGACTTCCTCCTGGGTCGCCAGATCTCCCAAGGGAAGACCCGCCGCAAGTAGCGGATCGTCGGCCCGCTCTCCGCGGGGGCGTGGCCCCACCCGCCCCCACGCCTGCCCCGCGCCGCGTCCGCCCGTCCGAAAACCCCCCGCTGAAACCCCCCTCAGTTGAGTCTGGGGCGGAGGTTTTCATACGGGCGGAATCGTTCAGGATGTGTATTGGGCGCTCATATTTTGCCTTGCCACACTCGCCATCCGGTGTTACGTTGTTTCCGTACCCACAACCCGGAGGCACACCATGACCGAACCCGGCTACGATTTCCCCTCCTGGGGTCGCCGCCCCCCCGAGCCCGAGGATCTCGACCTCCTCGACCGTGAGGGCGTCGCGGCTGCCTTCGACGCGCTCGAGGCCGCCCAGGAAGATCTCGCTGCCGCTGGTTGCGAGCAGCTCGCCACCCTGATCTATGTCGCGGTGGAAGCCTTCCTTGGCCAGCAGAGGCCCCGCGCCGCTGGCGACATGACCCGCCACCACCAGAACGTGTGGTGCGCTGGCGTCGCTGCGCGGACGCGAGACGAGTGATGCTGCTTCGCCAGTTCACTCGCCGCCGCGCTCGCGCGCTCACGCCGACCGGCGAGGCCGCGATGACCATCGCATCGATTGTTGCGATCGGGCTCGCGGCCCGATGGATCTTCTCTTGATTTCTGCTGGTTGGGGGGTCCAACCGCAGAATCGATCTGCGGCTTCGTTGCCTTCGCGCAGATCAGGGGGTCGGTCGGTGCCAACCGGGGGGTTGCGCCGACCGGCTCCCACCTCGATCACTCGCGTCCATGACGCGCAGCAAGTTTTCAAACGCAGCCACGCGCTGCACATCCCAGGAGGAACCATGGGAACCATGCTCGATCAGATAGCGAAGCCCACCATCCAGCCGCCGAGAGTTGTGATCCACGGCAAAGGCGGCATCGGCAAGACGAGTCTCGCAGCCGACGCACCCGGCGTGCTCTTCCTTCCGTTGGAAGACGGCATGGGACTCCACTCCGTTCCCGCCCTCGCTCAGCCACGCTCGTATGATGATGTCATCGATGCGATCTCTGAGCTGATCCAAGAGGATCACCAGTACAAGACGCTCGTGGTAGACACCATCGACAAGCTCGAACCACTCGTGTGGGATGCCGTGTGCGAGGTTGGCGGCAAGCAGCACATCGAGGACTTCGGCTACGGCAAGGGATACACCAAGGCCGATCCGTACTGGCTGCGCTTCTTCGCTGGCCTGGACGCGCTGCGGGCGAAGGGGATGACCACGATCGTTCTCGCCCATAGCACCAGCGTCACCATCGACGATCCGCTGATCGGGTCATTCTCTCGCTGGTCCGCGAAGCTGCACAAGCGCGCCGATGCACTCCTGTATGAGTGGGCGGATATCGTTGGCTACCTCGATACGGAGAGGCAGGCGATCGATCGCGGCGACTCCACGAGCCAGCGCAAGACCAGGACCGCCGCATCGAGCGGCACGCGCGTCCTGTACTTGGACGATCGCGGAGCGTTCGTCGCGAAGAACCGCTTCGACCTGCCCGAGAAGATCATTGTCCCGAAGGAGAGCCCTTACGCCGCGCTGCGCGATGAGTTGGTCAAGGCGATCACCCCGACAAGCAAGGAGGCAGCTTGACATGGCAAGAATCAATCTGGATCTCAGCGACGTGAAGGACGATGAGATCGGCAACGGCGGCAGAGGCGGATGGTCATCCTGGGCGCAGGGTGACTATCGCATGATGGTCATCGAGTCGGAGGTGAAGGATACGAAGGTGGGGAACGGCAAATTCCTCAACGTCAAGCTGGTCTGCCTCGACGGTGAGCGCGAGGGGGATCACAAGTTCGACATCCTCATCTTGGAGCATCCCTCCGAGATTGCCACCCGCATCGGGCGCGCGAGGCTCAAGGAACTGGCCATCGCGGTTGGGCATCCGACGCCCGATCGCATCGAAGACTCGGAAGAGCTGCACGGCACCGCGGTGAACGTGTACATCACGCGCAAGCTCGCGAAGGACGAGAAGTACGCTGACAGCGAGGGGTACGAGAACAGGGTTGCCGGTTACAAGGCCGATGCCGCTCGCGGCAACCCGACGCCGACTGAGGCTCGCGCTCGCGCGAACGCGAAGCCCAGCGATATCCCTTTCTAGAAGATGTGTTTGCCGAGGCGCGGGTTTCTCGCCCGCGTCTCGGCGAGGAGGTGTTGTGGCCGAGCTGCCTAAATTGATCCGTACCTTGCCGCTTGTCGAGCAGCGAATCCACGCTGCCCTGGCAGAGCGACGATTCAACGACACGTCGCGTTCTGGTCACCTCCACATGTCGCAGATCGGCAAGTGCGAGCGATTCCTGTGGGCCGAGCTGAACGGCGAGAAGCCCGATCCGCCCCGCGAGCGGATCTTGGTCTTGTTCGATCACGGCCACGCCGTCGAGCGGCATGTTCTCGATCTACTCGACGAAGCAGGCTACGGGGTGATCTCAGAGGGGGACGATTTTGGAGGCCAGATCCGCGTCTCTGGCTTCGACGGCCGTCTGGTCGGCCACCTCGACGGCAAGATCTCGATGATGGGTGAGCATGACTGGTCGCTACTCGAAATCAAGAGCGCGAACACGAAGCAGTTCGAGTTGCTGAAAGAGGTTGGGTACGAAGCCTGGAAACCAGACTACGCCGCGCAGATCCAGATGTACATGGGATATGCGCAGCTACCTGACGCGGTGGTGGTGGTGTACTCGAAAGAGAACAGCGAGATCTACGCGGAGCGCATCCGGTTCGATCTCTCGCAGTTCTCCGAGCTGCGCAGGAAGGCCGAGCGCATCCTCGATGCAGAGTCTTTGCCGGATCGGCCCGCGGAGGCGAAATCTCAATACTGCAAGTTTTGTAAGCACTGCGATCTCGGCAATTGGTGCTGGGGTCCGCTGGCGGGGGTGAAGTTCGATGACTGAAAAAGAACTCTGCAACAAGTACGACTGGTACGAGCCCCACCAGAAGTGGCTGCGGGGTGACGAGGGTGGTAAGCGAGCCAACCTGACCCATGCCGACCTGGGCCGTGCCAACCTGTTCGATGCCAACCTGTTCGGTGCCAAACTGATCGGTGCCAACCTCAACGGTGCCGACCTCACCCGTGCCAACCTCAACG